TAGTATCCCAATTAGACAGGAATTAAGTCCTACGCAGGAAGACGTAACAAAAAGAATTCTGTTTGATTTTAATGTAACAGGACGCCCCGATAAAGGAAAAATAACTTTTTTTCTTCAAGGTCCGCCAAGATATTCTGATATGCTTTCTGACTATCCAATGAACCAGGTAGACTGCGAATTTGTATGGGCAGATAGTGATGGAAATAATTATCCAATATATTTGAACTTGAACGACAATTGTAGTTGTAAATTGCAATTTGTTAAAAAAATTGCTCTACGCTTGGATGGCTATTAATCAACTTTAAACTATTTATATAATATATTTATATAATATAAAATGTCAACAATTTTAACAAATAAATTGTCAGGCGATAATATCTTCTATGATTTAGAAATACAAGCTGAAAATATAAATAAACTTGCCATATTCAATATAAATCGCACGGATATAATTTTAGATAATCCAAGCGATTATTATTTAGGAATTCTGGATTTTTCTTTACCATTATTTGCAATTCCATTATTTAGTTTTATAGATGGACGTTATAAATTCTTTCTTGAATTTGATGGGTTACGATTAGAAAATACTCTTTTGTGGGTTCCAGAATCGGCTAATACAAGCCCTGTTTTTCAAAGCGTATATTCTTATTTAGGGTTTATAACTTCTATGAATAATTCTTTAAAAAAATTATATGATGATATGAAACTTGCTAAACCTTTTACTTTTTTAGCAACAGAACAAATTTTTGTTACTTTAGAGAATGATTTAATTTCTATTAATTATGAAGATTGGTATTACCTTAATAATTCTTTTCTTTGTTGCAATAAACCGTTATACGAATTTTTAACTTCTTTTCAAGTATTTTTTGAATCTTCTTTATTAATTAGATTTTTGTATAATAATCATATGAGGTCATATATACGTGCTGGTAAAACATATTATAAATTAACGCAACAAAATATGGATTTAGATAATTGGAGCTCTTTAGAAAGTATTTTATTTCAGACAACTACAGTTCCAGTTGCTGGTGAAATTATAGGAGCTCAAAACAACGAACAGATTTTAGTTTTGGGAGATTATATTCATTTACCAAATGAAAACAGAAGTGCATATTATAATTTTGTCTCTAAAGCTCCTATTAGATTATGTAACTTAAATAGTAATTATCCTCTATCACAGATGGATGTGACAATACGATGGTTTAACAAAGAAGGGGCTTCAGAAATTATTATTATAACTCAGCAACAAAATGCAAGAATTAAATTAGTATTTGTTAGAAAAACTGTAGAAGATATGAATAATATTGATTTAAGCGGATATGGAATAAGATGAAAATTTTTTATTTAAAAAAAAATAAAAAAATTTAAAAATTTTAAATATATTTAATATATATAAAATAATATGAGTCTAACAAAGATTCAATTTCCAAGAAGCCACGTTACTTCAGACCAATTTAAAACTTTTCTTGTTAAACAGGGAGGAAGTCGTGTAACTCAGCAGGTTTTCGCCAGTAACTCGTGGGGTTCCGCAGGGGCGCCAATTGTTCAAGCAAGTTGGAACATCAATCCCCCGTCAACTCAAACTTTAGTGGATAGAAATTTGCGTGTGAAATGTTATCTTAATGTTGTTGTAGACCAACCTCTACAGATAGGAACAAATGACGGACTTCGCCAGTTTCCGTTAGCAAGTATCACTGATGTTATTACCGTGCAAATTAACGGAGAAACTCTCTCCCAAAATACTTCTGATTTTAATAATGCTATGCTATGTTTTGGTAATTCGGCAGAAGAACGTGTTGGAGCTATTTCTACCAGCCCGTCGCAACCTGACCAATTTCAGCAATATGCAAATTGGACTACTCTTGGCTCGGCAAGAAATCCGTTAGCTGACTACGGAGAAAACTCTGCGGAAATGAGTCGTGGTGGTTTCCCAGTTGTTGTTGCTCCAGGTGGACTTTCTTTTACTTGTGAAGTGACTGAGCCATTGTTTTTATCTCCGTTTACAAACGGAGAAAGCGACGAAGAAGCTTTCTGTAATATTAACCAGCTAAATATTTCTCTTCGTTTTGTTCAGTTGGTTAATCGTGTTTTGTCCCACTCTTCAGCAGGAAATGCTATTACTGCTGTTTCCGTTACTTTTACCCAAGCTCCTGAACTTCTTGTCAACTACATTACTCCCCAAATTACTCAGCCTCTTCCTACTGTTCAAACTCTTTCGTATTCTAAATTACAACAGTATATTAAACCAGTTAATGGTTTTGTTCAAGGAACTACTCAAACTGTAATTTCTGATAGTATCAAATTGTCAATGATTCCTTCCCATATTTATTTATTCGTTAGACACGCTCGTTCTGCTTCTAACTATCTTGTTTCTGATTCGTATGCTAAACTTTCTAATATTAATGTTCTTTGGAATAATCAGTCTGGGCTACTTGCTACTGCTTCACAAGAAGAATTGTATAGTATTGCTAAACGAGCTGGAAGTAACTTGTCGTGGGCTCAGTATTCTAAATATCGTGGTTCCGTGTTTTGCGTTACTATGGGTGACGACATAGGACTTAACGCAAACGAATGCCCGGGCGTCGCAGGACAATACACGATAAGTGTGCAGGCTCAGGCAACGTGCCTTGGTGGAACAGGTGATTATGAAATGTTTTTGGTTCTTGATATGCCAGGCACTACATCCGTTTATGAGAACGGTTGCCGAAGTTCCATTGGAAATTTTAGTGAAAGTATGGTGCTTTCAGCTCATCAGAGTTCTGAAAGTATGTCTCACGAAGTTTATAGTGCTCTTCACGGCGGAAGACGTGGTGGTGCTTTTGGAAGTCGTTTCAAAACTTTTATTCATAAAGTGTCAGGAGGAATTCAAAAAGCAAGTCAGTTTGCACAGCCTTTCGTTGATAAAATTGCTCCAGAATACTCTGGTTTAGTTCGTGGAATTGGCTCTGTTGCTGGTGAAGTTGGAAATCTAACTGCAGGTTCAAGAACATCTGGCGGAAGACTCTCACGTATGCGTCGTTAAAAATAATTATTTTCATAATAATATTTTTTTATATTTATTATATATAAAATGCCTATAAAACAGCCAAGTGAAAATCTTCGTTCGCAAATTAAAAAAAGTAGAAAAGAAATTACTGAAAGTTCTATAAATGCTTATATAATAAGTTTAAGAATGTTACATAATAAATGTTTTGATGACCATAAAGGAGAACAAATTAGTTCTAAATTTTTACACGACTTTGAAAAGATTAATAAATGTCTGGGGGAGATTGAGAATAAAAATACTCGTAAAAATCGTTTAACTGCAATTTTAGTAGCATTAGACTCAGAAGAAAAACCAGATAAAAAACTTATAGACAAATACCAGACCGTTTTAAAAACTTTAATGATTGATGTTAATAAACAAATTAATTCACAAGAAAAGACAGACACACAAAAATCTAATTGGTTAGAATATGATGATATAAAAACGGTCTTAAATAAGATGCTGGAAGACATTAATAAAAACAGTTTATTTACTAAAGAAAAATTAAGTAAAACTGAATACTCGTTAGTGCAAAAATATGTTCTTCTTCGTTTCTATATTTCACATCCAATGCGTAATAATGTCTCAGATTGTAAAGTTTTATCCCAAAAAGAGTATGATAGTCTCAAAGAAGAAGAACGTATTCAGAATAATTATTTAATAAGAGAGAAAAACAAATATAAATTTATGTTAAACAAATTTAAAAATGTTAAACGTATAGGAGTTAAAATTATAACAATTGATGATAATATTTCTAAACTACTTTCTAATTGGCTTAAAATAAATAAAAGTGGTTATATGTTTACTCTTAATAACGGTAAAGAACCATTAACAAGTAATGGAGTTACAAAAATTATGAATTCTATATTTAGCGAGTATGCAGATGGTAAAAAGATTTCTACGTCAATGCTTCGCCATATTTCAATTTCAGATGATTTGAAAAATGACTTAACAATAGCCGAGAAAAAGAAAAAAGAAGAAGCAACTGAAAATAAGTATCAACACAGTTCAAGTATGAACGATACGTATAGAAAGTTATAAAAAGAATTCTAATATTTTATTTTAATTTAAATAAAATATTGTTATATAATAAAATGCCACACTATACAGAATCGCTTTCAGAACAAGAATTATATAAAGTTGATGAACTTAAATTATCTGAAGAAGAAGAAGAAGAAATTGATAATATGACATTTCGTGAATTTTATGACCTTATAGATAATCTAAAAAAACTTCATCCCACATTTAGACCGCAAGATTTTAAAGCGTTTATGAAAGGAGAAGATTTTAAAGAACAATACGATGATGTTGTTTTTGCATTTTTAGATGACCACGGTTATCCTGATATGACTAATGATTATGTTAAAGATATTGTGATAGCTCTAAGTAGTATCGGAATTGAGATTCCCCAGAAACCAAGAGTAAAACATAATAGTATAAATGAAGAAGAAGTAGAATAGAAATCTTACTATGAATACAATAAAGAAGAAATATAAGAAATCTTATTATTCCAATGGAAAAGCAAAGTAATATTTTGATTTTAAAGGGAAAAGTAGGAAATCCTAAAATTCCAAAGAAGAAATCCTATAAGAAATTAATAAATAAATTTATTTCTCCTTTTGTATAGGGAGATTTAAATATAACTGTGCTTTTCATAGTTATATTTTCTATATTTCTTCTTTTATCTACTTTATATTTATTCTTTTTCATAATAAAGATTTAATTAAATTAAAAAAGCATTTTAAAATTTAAATATAAAGTAAATAAAAATGTTGTTTAAAGCAAAAACAAATTGTGCTCATACAATTAAAATACTTACAGAGATACTTTATAATAATGTTAAAAATATTTGTCTGGAGATTAGTAAAGATGGAATTAAAATTCACGCTATTAATTCTGTTAGGTCTATTTTATTAGATGTAGAACTTTATGCAAATAATTTTAATGTATACAAATACAAAAATTCTAATCCTATATATATAGGAGTTATAGCATCTCATTTTTATAAAATGCTTAAAAGTATTAAGAAGAAAGATAGTTTATGTTTATATATAGCACAAGATAAACTATATGAAATTTGTATACAAGTAACTTCAAACGAGTCAGAAAGAATAACAAGTTCTTCTCTTAATATAACTGAAGAACAAATTTGTATACGTGATTTTCCAAGCGGATATAAAAAATCTAATTTAATTCAATCTAATGAATTTTCAAAAACAATCAAAGATTTACAAGCAATCGGTAAAACAATTCGTATTCAAAAAAGTAATTTTATAACCTTTACAGCTACTATAGAGCATTTATTTAAAAGAACTGTTGCATTTGGAGATAAAGAAGATTTTGATGAAGATGAATTTGATGAAATCTATTATACTGAATTATTTAGTAATATTCAAAAAATATCAAGTATATCCAAAACTATTCATATATATGTTTCTACAGGAAATCCTTTATTATTAAAAGCCGATATTGGAACGCTTGGAGTTTTACAAATTTTTATTAAATCTATTAAAGATGTAGAACACGATAATTTAAATGTTTAAAGATTACCTATTTAAAATAAAATGGATTTAAAACGTTTGGAGAAATTACAATTTATTCTTACACCAGATATTTTTCTAATATATAGAGAATATTTAAATAATCTACTTTCTAATACTGTGTTTAATTTATATTCTACTATTAGAAATAAATATGTAGTCAGAGTTAATATGTGTAATGTTGATGATAAAATGAGGAAATTTTATGATTATATGCTTGTTGCTGAAATTAATTCTGGCAAATATGATTCACAAGGCTATATGTTAGAAGAATTAATGAAAAATATTAGAGAAAATATTCCTACTATCACTATGGGTGATTTTTCTGATATGCAAAATGTTTCCCCTATATATATGTGTAAATGTAATACACGCATAAAAAATAAACCTTTTAATATTAACCGTCACAATAACGGGGAACGTCATAAAAAATGGGTAGGAATTTTATGACGATTACTTTATTTAAAACTTTAATTTAAATAAAATTAAATATGCAATCAGTAAAAGAATTGCAAAATATTTTAGACGAGACAAAAGACAGTATGATAGAAAATACATATTTACAGTTATCAAATAAATTGTTACAAATTTACAAAACTATCACAAGTTTTTACGATGTCACCTATATAGAGACTGAAATAAGTAGGACTTCGCAATTAGATTATAAGGTAATTGCACAACCTAAAAAAATAATTTTACAACTCAATGAAAATGAGGTTGATTTGATAACCAAAATTATTGAAGTAAACGGGTATTTTAATGCCCACAGTTGTAGCTTAAACGAAATAGGAAAAAAATTCTTCCTAAACTCTCAAGAAATTTATAAAGATTATGTTTGTAACTGTGATGATTCTGATGAAGGTTATACTGAAATTAATATACAAAATTGTTGTGTTATATTAAAAATAATTAGACTCTAAATAAGCCTGAATATATAGGTTTGGATAGTTATAAAGGGGTATACCTTTATAACTTTTTTTATTTTAATTACCCAATTCAAAAATTGGTAATTTTAAATTTTTATTACCCAAATATTTTTGGAATATATTTTCTAATTCTTTATGAGTAATATTAATACCAGCTACTCTTTTATTACCAATTTGCAATCTTGGAATAATAGGAATTCCAAGTTTCTTAATATCTTTAGAAAAATTTAATTTTGTATTTGACATTTTAATATTGTTCTCTACACACCACGAACAATATTTACAAAAAATATCTGAAATAGAATTTGTATACATTTGTTCTTTATAATCTTCAAATAAATAGTAAAAGAATTTAATATCATTTGGAAGCGATTGGATTTTTTGTTCTTCTCTATAATCTGTATTTGGAAAAATGCGGGGATTAAATCCTGTTATATCTAAAGTAGCATAATAATTAAAAGAACTTTGTAACATTTCTTTACTTTCACTTTCTGCTATAATTTTAGAAAAGTATTCTTGATTATTTGCTTTATCATTATTTGTTTTAATCATAAAAAATCTGCGGTCAGTATTTTCAACAATTACTACATTTTCGTGTTGACTAAATCCATAATATCTTGAATAATTTTCTATAAAATAAGCATCAAAACCTTTTGGTTCAACTCTAATACGAGTTGCGGTAATTTTCTCTTTTAATTGATTATGTTTATCAAAATTATCTCCCTTATCGGATATTTCATTCATTTTTACAAGTAATTTACGACCCTGAGATGCGTTAAAATCTTTGAATAATAAACTAATTGATGCCACGTCAAAAAAGTATTCTAATCCAATTAATTTTGAGAGATGATTACACCATAAATCTTTTCCAGTTCCTTGTGAACCAGTCATAATTATAGCCATATCTGCTCTTTCATATGGTTTTTGAAGCATATGTGCAGTATGTTTTTCAACAAATTCAAAATTTAATGGTTCAATATCTCCATTACATAAATGTTTACGTAAATTCTCTCGTAACAAACTATTTTTATATAAATCGGTTGAAACATTATTTGGCTTGAATGGAAATCCTAAAAATAAATTTAAACAATCTTTATAATTTGAAAGATGATTATCTGTTAAATAAAGATATGGAATAAACACAGGTCTACTATAGTGTGTTAATTTGTTTGTTTCAAGCATATTACATACTATACCACCTGCTTTAGTTGCTCCTAACATATCAACACGATACATACTTGGATGAATAGGAACATCTTGTGATTTTTTTCCTTTTTTTTCTTTTTTTTCTTCTTGTTTTAACTCTAATAAATATTGTTCTAACTGGCTTTCATATTGTAAATTTATATATCTTACTTTTATTTGTAAAGAACCTGCCCCAGCTATTAATTTTGCATATTTTACTTGTTTATATGTTTCTAACCATTCATTAGAATTATTACAATAATATTTATCAATACAAAATATACTATTATCTCCTCCATTAGTAATATTACACATAATTTTATTTACAGTTTTTTCAATATGTTTTAAAGTCATTCGTTGTTTAAAAGTTATTTCGTGCAATGTTGTTAATTGATTTATATAATTTACTGGGTAAATATCGCTATTTTCTAATTTAATAGCTTTTTTTAAATATTTTTTATAACGTAACAAATCTAATTTTTCTTTAAATTCTTGTATTTCTTTTACAAATTTTTCTTTGTAGTCTTCATTAAATCTTGCTAAATAATGAAGACTATTAATTGTTAATTCTTTATAATCTCCTTTTTTAGCATATAAATCTTTAAAGTATTGTTCCTCATCAATATCTTTACAATGTCTATAATACTTAAAAAGTTTTTTATATAATTTTATTGCAATTTTTTCTTCATTACAATTATTAAATACTGTAATTACTAATCTCCACCATTTATCGTAGTTAAGTTTATTTTTAATTTCTTCATCACATATTGGACTGATTTCTAAATCAATTGTTTTACATATTAATCCGACTAATATTGATATAGTGTCATCTGTAATTATTGTATTTATTATTTTGATTTGTGATATGAAATCTTCGTCAATTTCTTTACCATTAGATAAAATTATTTCATCAGGATAATATTGTTCGTTACCCAATAAATACGAAGAAAAAAATAATTCACGTTTACACGTTTCATTTGTGATAGAATAATCTTTAAAACGGTAACTAAAACGTTTTTCTTGACCAAGTTTGTGATGTCCTAAACATCTAATAAGACGATTATTAGAATATATTGACATATCAATTTTGACTTTATATAATTCTTTGCAGTAGTTATTGAATTTCTTTGTATGCGATTTTAAATGTTTTGTATCTTTAAATTTAAAACCATTTCTAACTAAAATATGAAACGATATTTTCTTATTTTCAGGGTCGTCTGTTTTTTTTATTAAAAAATCTTGAAATCTTGAAAGCGGAATATCTGGATATGTTTCATCTTGAAAATCTATACGAGCTGATATAAATTCTTCAATAATTTCTTCATCTGATGCTGGTTCTCCTGATGATGTTTGAAAAACTTTTGACATATAATCTCCATCAATATCGTAAATTTCTATTCTTTCATCTTTAAGTGTTTCATAACAACTTTTTTTATCTTCTGTAAGAGTGCTCTCATATTCAAAAAAATCATTTATCGTATTAAAACAAGCATAATGTTTAGATGTTTTTTTTATATTGTCCTTCATATAATAATAATCCTGTGCTATAAAAAAAGTGCAATTAGGATTTTCATCAAAAGATTGTTGTTGTGAGTTTTTACCTTTGTAAAACTTCGCCATTTTATATATATAAAGATTTATTTAAATCAAATTAAAAAATAATGATTTTTTAATTGATAATTAACAAACTTTTACATTGTTGTTTTGGACGTCCTCTTGGTTTATATGTTCCATCTTCTATTTTTTTAAGTTTTTTATTATTAAGATATTCTTTTCTTACATTTTTCTTATGAGATTGAGATAATTTTGGTCTTCCTCTATTTAAAACAATATCCGAACCGTGTCTTCTTATACGTTGGTTAATGCAAATTACACTTGGTATTTTGTTATTTGACATCTTTATAATAAAACAGTATTTTTTAAATTATAATAAAAAATACTGTTTTTAAAGT